CGGCAAATGGCAACGCGTGCATCCGCTTATCAGCCTATGAGGCACTATCACCAGCTCCAATAATTGGAAATCCAAAATAATCCGCCACTGAACCTAACTCCGCATGACCACTAAATACGAAATCTTCTATCTCTATCCACGGCGGAACAGGCGGCGTCGTTACCGCTTCGCCTAAACGCCCGCCGGTAATAAAGTCTTCCCAATCTTCCCACAAGAGACGATTCGGCACGAAGAAATAATGAACATACATTTGAATCCGCTGAAATATTGGCGCAATCATTGGCGCCAACTTAATCAGCACTTCCGACGAGACGATGAACGTATCATTCGGCAACGTCTCAGACACGAAAATAGGGGTAAGCTTACCCATTCGGGTAGACACTCGCTTTTCGTGAGACATGTTAAACGTCGCCCTCCTTGGGCGCGTCAGCTCCACATTAGTAAAGCCTTTGTAATTTGACATACTAAAAGGTTTGAGTGAACGCGATTTTTGATTTTACACGAGCGAGAACGCTATCGCGCGCATCATTCATCACCTGTGACCAGCGATCGCCGAACTTATCTTTGTAATACTGGATTTCTTTTTCTCTTTGCTCTAACATCCTCACGGCCGAAGCCGTACCGATCCGGTATTTATCAGCTTCCGAATACCAGATTTTGCGACGATATAGATTTGGTAATCCAACCTTTTGCCCGAAACGGATAGCATAATTTCGATCGCCATCACGATGCCACTGAACCATTTCGTCAGTGAGGTAACGTCCACCGATACCGTAGCTTCGAGACATGAGTGCAAATGGTTTTTCTCTCTCTCTACCTCTTCCATCTACAAGGGCAGTTTCATCTGCTTTCTGGATAACATACTTTGTCGTATACGCGATCGACGCCGGAGTAACTCGGCCAACATGAACAATACCAATGGGCTGCCCGTTACGATCGCGCCAGGCAGCACGAGCAAATTTTTCGGGAACGTTAAATAGTAAAATATGGTAATGTGCACGCCCATATTTACTACCATACTCGCCAACAGCATAATATCGAATCCCATGATAGCCATCCTCAGAAGCTTCTTTTCGAAGCCTCTTGAAATAAAGTTGTAAGTCCCTTTTCCGTAACTCATAAGGATTATGTTTTTCGTCATAAGTAAGTGTAATGAAAAGAGCACCGGTAGAATACCGGTGCTCAATTTCCAGCCTGAACGTCCACTCATTCCGCTTCCGGGTAAGGCACGCCAAGCACTTACCACACGGCACACTAACAGGACGCTCCTCGTATTTCTCCAACCAGTCCTCCGACCGGTGAGGCCAAATAAGCTTAGGAGATGTACAATTCATCAATAACCGTGTTTGCGATACTTCCGCATAGCACGCCGCACCTTCCGCTTATCCTTATACAACCGCCGCATCGTATTACGGCGGCTTCTCCTTCGCCGCTTACCATATCCTCGCGTCATAACCGAATCCCACCACGGGACATTTTGTACCGGGAACTCAGACGCTTTTTACCGCCGCGTCTACGTGAAGCCTTGCCGCCCCTGGGGCGACGACGCTTCTTTGATTTACCATAAGCCATACGGCAATATAGACACCCTAAAGGGTTTTCCCAACGGGGTTGGGCAGGATTTGCCCGCTACGCGGAATCGTCGCGCTGGCGACCTATACAGAGGTGCGGCAAGGGCAACCAATCGCCTCGTTCACTTCCGCGACGCCTCGCTACGCTCGAGCTTGCTGTCGTTCACAAGCTCAGGTTGTCCCGCCGCAGGTCGCCGCGCGCCTGCCCTTCCCCCTACTTTTTATAAAAAAAGGCCACCGTACAATTGGTGACCTAATTTTTTAACTCCAATGGAGTCTTTTTATTTACGTCCTATCGGACGTCCTCTTATTGACTCCGTCGGCACCTCGCCGGTGAGGCAGATTTAGCCATACTACATTTTCTTAACGCATGAATCTTTGAAGGATGAGCATCAGACCTTGCCGGAAATGTTCCGGAGTAATATCAGCATCCTTTAGCCATTTAGCATTAAGCTCTTTAACAACGTTCTCGAATTCTTTCGACTCGAGTATTTTGTTTTTGATAGCCAAGTCAGCAGTATTAAGCCCTAGCTTTTGCATTGCGCTTTCTACCTCAGACCGAATTTTGTCAGCACCGAGAGTATACTTGCGCCACACCGTTTCAGATGTTTCTTCCCGTTGCATCCAGAGTTCTCTATTCTCATTCATCTTAGCCTGAGCATTAGACAGCATCATTTCAGATACAGCTTTAGCAACATTGGGATTCAGCATAGGATTTGACTGCGCAATTTCCTTTTGAACCTCTGCAACTTGCTCCTGCATTTGTACGAGCTCAGTACGAGCCTGATTTAATTGCATTGAAGACATAGCTTGAGAAGCCCTAATAAAATCGCCAGCCACATCAGGATAAGACGCATCTACTTGACCCATTTGAGCACCGGGTAAAGAGGGAGCACTCATTGGGAATGCTTGTCCCGCCGAACTTGATCCGCCCCCATAGATCATATGAGGATTAAGACCCGCTTCAATGAACCTCTGCATCTGAGCCTCAGGCGAATCGTAAATCCTTTGTTCCTCCTGAATCCGCCTTTGTTGCTCGAGAGTCCATTCCGCATTAGCGCGATTCATGGCGTTTTGATGTTCCGCCAATCGCTTATTCCACTTGTATTGCCTACGTGGACCGCCTCGCGAGACAGCACCGATCGTAGCAGTTGCCAAGGGAACCCCTACTGTTTCCAGTATAGCCATTACGCCTTAGTTTTTAGCTCCCTTTCAAGCTGATTGTCCAAGTCTTCCGCTATAAGCCTATCATAGACCTCCTCGCTGAATTTATCCAGCAGATCCGGGTAGCGCAGCATCACCCGGAGTCCGTAAGAGGCCGCAGCGATATCACGCTTTAGCCACTCTTTCACTTGATCTTTTGTCGGGACTTGAGCCTTTTTTTCGTTCGTTTCCATTTGTTTGTTTTTTAGAGTTTACATTTTGTAACCTATTGACTGACAGTATGGTGTCAGTCAGCAGAGTATAATCAAGGTTTTACTCTGCTTTTTTAGAGGCCGCCATTTTGTCGGCCATTTCTTGCGCCATTTTGGCAGCAATTTTTGACCTTTCTTCAGCCTCAATTTTGGCTTTCGCCTTTTCGCGCTTCACGCGCTCTTGCTCTTTAAATTCCCGTTGCACTTGCCTTTGCCTATCGGCATATTCTTTTTTGTCCACCGGGTCCATGTCGTCAAGCTTAGACAGATCATCTTCACCCTCATGATAAAGAGCCTCCCGACCAATCGGGAGAGCTTCATTACGCACGAAGCGTTTTAGAATTTCCTCTAGACTCATAGCCTGATTTGGAACCACCTGTTTTTTCCGTCCGCCTTTTTGTCCCTCGGACACTGGCGGAGATGCTAGCGATTTGAATTGCATACTTAATTCGGATTTGTCAGACCAGCAGGAGTTCCGAAGTACGGCAACGACCGTTTAACCTTGACGCTGTTATAAATATACAGCCACAAAGTGTCCACACCGCTCACGTTGAACACACGATCCTGATTTGCATCATCATAGGTAGTGAACTGTTCATCCAATGTAGGTGGTGACGCAAACTTCCGAGCAAGATGCCAGTAATCAAGACTATCTCTGAAATCTCCATGCGCAGTACTATACATATCCTTCCAGTCAGCATACCGCGACTGATAACCGAACACGCCCGCCGTTTCAGCATCGAATGCACCATCCGGAAGAGCATCAGGATCGGCAAACAATTCGATATCATATACCTCCTGCTCACCAAGGTTCGCGAATTTAGGCCACGGGTAATCTAGGAAAGTATTTCGCGCAAAGAACATCCGAGGAAATCCTTGGAAGTATCCAGTAGTCGGCAGACAAGACAAAACACCGATAATGAACCCATGTTCCTCACAGTTATATGCAATCCGGTTTGACTCAGTATACGCACCACCAGTACCACTAGGTGTACCGGGTGGCACAGTAGAAGCCGCGTCATCTTCAGAATATGCAGTAGTAAGGACTTCGTTCACACGAACGACAGCCTTACCACCACCAAGATATTCGGCTCGCTGCAATCTTCCGTCTGAAGTACGACGCCCAAAGTGAGCCAAGATCGATTCAGTATAACGCGAACCTGCAAGGTTATTTCGCTCCAGCCACTCCTGAAGAGCAATGGAATTCCGAAACGTGTTGATTGTGATTTCCGTATTAGCACCTTCCATACGCGCACTTTCCGTACCGGCTCCCGGATTAAATGCATCACCAAACGCCAGCTGTCCGGCATCGCCCGGAAGAATACCAAGAAACTTATCTGCATCTGCCGGCGTGTCATCCACATTCGAGAATACCTGATCCATACTGATCGACATAGGCAAAAGCACTTCTGCACCACGTTGAGTTGAAATCAGAGCAGAAGTAAAATAATCCTTCTGCCATGCACGGTAACGCACATCTGCCAACTCTTGGTGAGCACCATCCCAAGTCACTTGACCACTAGCCAACGGCAACACATCACTATCGGGCTCAAAATTCCGATCCCGATA